AGGAGTCACAGTTTCCCTTTTCAAAATAAAATAATATATAAAACTATATACCCGGTTAGACCCTAAAACTATGTCTAAAGTATTCATTTTTAATTGTGAATTACAATTATAGTACAACCAAAGTGTTATTTGTTGGAGGTACTATCGGATAGTCATCTGGAAGAACAGATGCAAAACCCGGCGACTCGGTAAATTGAGGTATGACATATGGTACTGTATAAAGTGTACCCAATCGTGTCTCATCACCGAAACTCATCATTACGCGAAAAGATGTTCTTGAGGAAGTATAATCTGGTGCATTTACTACTACTATATAACCTAATTGGCCTATAGAACCATTAAAATTGGTATTCAATAAAATAGATTGAAAACGTGATGTGAAAGGAATTTCAAACTCCCCAACACGAAACGTCGACCCTCCATAAATATGAACTGGCAATTTAATCATATTACCAAACCATGGATCACCTGCAGCAACAGGATACAAACTACCGTACGTATTATCCAAACTAGACGCAAAACCAGGAGCAACTGCAGGAAAACCTACACCTACTAGTGCTGGATTTGGATCAAGAGGTGGAACAAAATATACAGAACATGTATCCATTGGCCACTCAGGATCATAATCCATAATCTTAAAGCGTAAAGGACCTTTGAACTGTTTATATAATCTAGAAAAATGACTTAATAAACCTTTTTCAAAAGCGTATGTTGTAGGAACAATAGATGAGTCTACGTTGACTTGACGAAACTGGGCAGCAATATCAAAGTACCAGCCATTCCAATTATATAAATCAGAAAATAACGGAGCAAGATTTCCAATGCTCTGATATTTTTTCAAATATTGCTGGACGTGTGAAAAGCTGATAGGAATAACAGGTTTTCTCACTGCCACAGCACTAACTGGAGCTACCAATTTATCGGCTGCCAAGTCTACTGTAGTTTCACCGACATCCAAAGGTGGAGTGACTCTCGTTTCTTGTGATTGCACACGTGCAAAATAACGTACACGTGGACAATATTTAAATTTATAAGAAGAACAAGAAACGAATCTATCAACAAAGTCATTAAAACTAATGGCTTCACGAAAATTCAAAATCTCACCAGCATACAAACGCTGTAAATATTGAGAATAACGATAAACAATTTCTTGTTCATCATCAGTATCAAGATGATAAAGAGATCCAGTATATACAAATTCTTGAGACTGCGGAACAGCCGTCAATACATTATTAGATAAACTCAATGTACTTAATTCAAAATCATCAGCACCAGCCATGTAAACATTCACTGTTATTGTAGTAGGAGTATTTGATGGTGCTACCAACGGATTTAAAACTATAATATTTATATAACCAGTAGAATTATCAGAAGTATAAGTATTAGAAGTAGAAACATACTTATACGGGGTAGAAGAAACGAATGGAACTGTTAATTCAATTTCATTCGTTCCTTGATTGATTTCAAATGCTTCACCATATTGTGACGTAGCCACATTAACTGGTAAAGTAATTGGAACATTGTATGTATTAAAATTGAAAGCAACAAACATCTTACATGTTTGAAGTGAAGTTGCAATTACCTCCAATCTATACGTTATTCCTCCTCTCCAAAATGAAAATGGAAAAGACAAATAAGATAACAAGGTTACTTGATTTTGAGTTGGAACAATAATGTTCTCAGGTATAGGTGTTATTGGAAAACTAGCAACAACCACACCAGAGACCATTGAAGTAGCAACATAAAAAGAACCCAAATAAGAGAACTTCTTTTTAAGATAAAAGAAATCCATCTCGTCAAACAATGTTCCAAAAGTCACATTTGTACTTTCATACATTTGTGAGGGACTAACTACTAATTTATCAATCAATTCTACACCTTCCTGAAAATTCGGTCGATTACATAAAGCACCAACAATTGCTTGTTGTCGAACATCAGTGGGTTTATCCAAAAATGACAAAACAGATGATAAAATATCAGTAAAGACATTTTGAGGTAAAACCTTATCAGCTATTCGTCCAACCATATTTGAAGTGGCAGACGAAACAGCAGCTAAAGGTTTCTTTAACAATCTCTGAATTTGTGCTGATTGAGGTGAAGCAAAAAGTGAACCTGAATAAGTTGATAAACGTGGAATTTTAAAACTATTATTAATAAAACGAGAAAACAAAGAAATTGTAACTGTATCTGAAGATCCTGTTGCAAATTGTAACGGATTAAAAACCACAATTAATAAATTACCTAAATAATTCATTTCTTGTGGATTCACATTCGTCAAATCCAAATAATTCTGAGGAGAATTATATGGAATAAATAATTTTGCAGCAGAATTTGCATTAGGAAACAAATGAACACACGGATTAACAGATAAAGCAGAAAAATTAGCAACCACATCACTAACAATTGTTGATGGATCGACGAGTGGATAAAACAAAGCTATAAGTTTACCTTGATGAAAAGGTGTACCTGTAACCTGCAACTGAACTTCCACATCACCTCTCCAAAAAGTAAAAGTCTGAAATGGGGCTGCTGTGATAGATGAAACTATTAAATCTTGTGGTACTCGCAAATTTGCAATCACAGTATGCGACGGATGAGTCTGAGACCAAGAATAAGTTTGTTTGAATGAAAACCGTTTAAGCATATCATCCAAATTCCAAGCCAACTCCTGAATCGGATCCTCCTCCGGTGCTTGATGTGACTGAGGCATTTGCTTGCCACCAAAAGAAGTCAAAGGCCTAGTCGATAACACAACTCCTAAAGAATTTTGTTCTTCAGTTATTGCATCATGACCACTATTACTATTACTATTACTAAAAACACTATTATTATTATTATTATTATTTAAATTTGAACTAATCATTTTAAGACCGCAGAAAACAAACATCGAGTCTACTATTACACTCTTAAGGGAGGTGTTTAAGTCCGCCCCATTTAATTTAACTAAACAAATACAAAACAACAATTAACTAACTAAAACAAATATACATTTAATAATACTCCAACATTTTAACAAACTGTCCTTCTCTATACAAATTTATCAAATAATTTTTCGTCAATGGCATAAACTGAACATTATGATCAGTTGTAAAAGTCTCAACGCGCCGCATCAATACATCATATTGCACACAATGTAAAAAAGCCTCACGCTGAAAATTATACAACTTTTCTAAAGTCAATTCATCATTACGAAAACCATCCCTAACAAAATTCAAAGTTGATTGAACACTCTTTAATGACAAAGGTGCAACAATCTCACCCAACTCATGATGAAATGAAAATCCTCGTTTTAAAAAAGAACATTCATAAACACTACGAACTGAATAAGACCACACACCCTTATCTCCTTGAGTATAACCAAGACCCAATAGCATCATTACACGTGATACACTTGGGCCATTGAACAACTCCTTAAACTCATCAGAAACACTATTCAATCCATCATCACCATAAACAACATTAACAACATTCTTACAATAAATCTCAATCAAAGGGACATTGTCAAATTTTTCAAAATACAAAAAACAAAAAGCATAAGCCATATAACATTTATGTATCAACGAATTATAATAACCAGTCATCCACAACCCAGTAGGCAGCGAATGAGTGGTCACAACAACTTCATCAACACAAATTGATGGTGTCATCATAACTATAAACAACAAATACTCAACTATTCTCTGCACTTTCAAATCCAAACAGACATATTTTTTCAAAATACACCTGTTTAAAATTTGTTGAAATATTGACAACATCTTCTTATCCCATTTCTCAAAATCACCATCAAAAGTAGATTTTCCAACTTTCGCTAAAATTTCCACTAATTCAGGCCAATCTTTTGAAAAAGGATTAATTCCAATCATAATTCCATTTCGTTTCCGATTACAAAACAAAAAATACATCATTTCTCCAAAATATTTCCTTCCAAGTACAGTATACATCAAAGGACACATCTTAAAAATCCGAGGTTTTTCTACCTTATTTAAATCACGCAACTCATCCTTAAACTGTTCAGCAAAATATTCATTAGGATTTTCACCCTTACTAATACTTTCCTCAACATTCAAAACACTCTTCCGAAATTCTTCAACATAACAACTATTGTCATAATCCAAATAGTCTTTCTTACAACCATTCAATCCAAAACCAACACTCGTAGCAGGGTCAATCCTGTTCAACTTTAAACCACCAGTAACAATCTCATCTTCATTCCAAACAACAGGTGTAAAACCTTCAAGAATTGTATCAATATAATTTTCTACAAATCCCAAAAACCTTAAATCTGCTGTCTGAGTCACCATGTGTGATGCCTTTGATAATTCCTTCATCTTCTTCAGTGGCCTTTCTCCAAAATCAGCAGGCATCCTCTCATGAGGAAAAATACCAGATACCTTTGACGGTACCAAAGTAGTCTTCGACACAGGAATAGACACACACTTCTTCTGTAAATATGCCACCGAACCAACAATTTTCTCATCCCTAACTATAGACACATGATAATCCACATTCTGATCAAAATAAAAATTAATTGCTTCTATTGATGATCTAGTAAAAATTTTAACCACTCCCTTAGCCAACTCATCAACAAAAGCAACATGGTGTCCTACCAAAAAATTATCATCAGTTACTAAAAATGCACCACACATTGACTCACCATTAAACTCATGTAACAAACTCTGATTCTTATCAATTAAATTACCATAATTATCTTTAAAGTACTGTATACTAAAATCTGACCTTTCTATACCCTTACTACAACGCAACTGATTCAAAGGTAATACCAATGAAACATTTGAATTATACGATTGAACACCAAACTTCAAATTCCTTGTATACTTCGGACAACACAATGGTAACTCAAAAATCTTCAAATCATCACTCTCATTAACATAAACAACTTTAACTTCAACATGATCATACACAACATTCAATTTAGTAGAAAAAACTGTAACATAAAGCGGAAACCTATCATCATATAAACAACCATGATGAACACCAGTGAAATAACGCCCGGAAAAAACACTAATAAATTCATTACGCACCTGTACACCTTGAAGATTAATAAAATCAAGCGCAACACCATAAGTTTGATTCGCCAACTTCAATAAAGGAGAAGAAATTTCTTCCTTCTTCATACTAAAAATTGACTGTAAACTTTCAGGTATCGCACTAAACAAACCTTTCTTCAAACGTGGTGGAGAAACCCTATCTAATGGAACCATTAATTGCTTAACAACACCATCATGAACACTAATATGATTTTGAAAATAATAACTATATACTAAATAAAAACAAATTAATACAAGAACAAACCAAAAATAAATTAAATAATGAAAACCACTACCACAACCGCCACTACTACTAAAACCACTTACTAACTTGTAAACTTCCTGAACAATACATGAATAAAACTCTGATAACATATTAACAAAACTACTTCCCGATTGAGGCAACGCATCCAAAACAACAGGTTGAATTTCTTCAAACTGAGATTTCTTTAATAACAATTCAGCCCTTATCAAACGATCAATAATTTCAATATAAATATTAGGATCCTTCATAAAAATCTTCTGGTGAACAACAAATTTCTTTAATGGTGTACTATACTTCTCAACTGTTAAAAAACCACCATAAGTACCATCGAATGTAACATGATTAAAATTAAACAAGAACATACGTCTATGTAACGCACTAAGGTCACTCAACCCACAATTGCCAGTGATTGTCAAATTAATATTATTAGTAGTAGAAAAAATTAATGGTGAAGTAAAAAATTTTGTATGTTTCTTTTCAGCAACTGCACAATCTAACGGAAATTTAACAACTGAAACCATATTTATAAAATTTGACCATTGTTCAACACCCTTTTGACCAACATCATCAACCACAAAAACATATTCATTATCATATTGATCATAAAAATCTTTCTCTCCAGGACAACTATGCACATAAACAGTGTTTGTACGACTATACGACGTAACTAACTTATTCATTAACATAGTTTTACCAGTTCCAGGAGGACCAACAAACACACACCAAACAGGCTCAACTCGATGATTATTCTTAATATACTTAATTTTATTATACACATTACATGACTGTTTATATAGACCCTCCAAAATTCCAGGTAAACGATTTCTTGACCTCAACATTAACTCAACAAAAGTCACCATTTTACAATGGTTTTCTTCGAAAGCATCTTGAAAGACCAAATCACCAATCACTGAATTCTTTTTCCTATACTCATCAATCAAATTTCGTGCACAATAAATAACTTTCCCATTCGAACCTAAAGGAAAGTAACATCGAATGAGATCAAAAAATGATAAAATAGAAGACTTAAGATCACCATCAGGGAATAAATAATTAACAATTAACACTGGAACATTAAAAATAACATCAAAAATATCATATAAAATAGTGGTATCATCAAATAACTTAAAAGAAGAAAACAAATTCAAATCACGTAATAAAAACTTCAAATGTGAAGGAACCAATGCAGAAAAAGCTAAACCAGCAAATAAATTTTCATATGATTCTGGAACAGCAACAACTGGAACACTCACAGGAAAATAAGAAACAAAAAAATCATATAAACTAGAACAAAACAAAACAAATCGTAAATAAAAAGTTAACCCAAAAGCTACTCCCAATCCCTCTTTCTTTATTGCAAAAAATGGTTTAAACACTTCTTGCATGAAATCAAAAAAATTAATAACTATTTGGGAAACCTTAAGAATATATATAACACCATCACTGATGGTAGATAAACCAGCAACCAACGCAGTAGTAATTGATGACAATGACGAGATTGCCACATCAACTGCAGCTGTTGCTACCCCCGTAAACACCGACTTCGAAACATTCAACACAGTTGTAGCAAACTTCCGGGAAAAAGTCTCTAACAACCGCAAATTAGATATAGAAAAAGATTTAATTTTTGAGAACGACATGGATAATACTAGGAAATTAAACGTACATCAAGTGCACCACAAAAGTGGGCAACATTAAAGGAAGTGTAACCGTCCGCCTTAAAATTGTATTTGAGAGGTATTAAATAAACAACAATTCTAGATTAATAAGTCAATTCAAATTGATACACTAAGCAATGTCAAAATGAATCTATCGCACCTTTGCAGCGTTACAAAGGAAAGTTATAACAGCCTAAAACATTGTTATAGTTTATTTAAAGCTCCATTAACCACTTTATCTCCTCCATAAAATTCAATACCATTAAACAATTTGAAATATATTAAGAAACAAATCTGTTCCCACAGACTTGTTAATCAATACACTCCAAACACCTTTTAATGTTTATATAATTAATTAAAAAATAAATTAGACACCATTTTCTGATTATGGCCCATTCAAAAGATTCGACCACCGAGCAGTGCGCGGCTAACGACAAAATTAATTGCATATATTATATAATTTTAATAGCTAGAGTAAGTAATAAAAACAAATAAATAAAGTTGGGTTAGTCAGATAAGGACTTTAAAGCAAAAACAAACAAAATACACACACATACACACAAAAAACTAAATATAAAAACTACTAGACAACAACAAAACTATAAATGTATTTAATCTAAAAAGGAAACTGTGAAATCTAAAAAACTAAACACATAAACAAATTCACCGTTACCTACAAAACTAACATAAATATATA